GTCGATCTCCTCTGGATTAATATCATAGAGGTCTATGATCTCTTGGGCTGCCGTGTCTACCACATACTGATAGTGCCAGCGTGTACCTTGCTTCAGGTAGCGTCTCTTATAGGCTACAGCGAAGATAGGTTCGATGCCTGTGCTGGTGCCTGCAAGGATGCCTATGGAGCCTGTGGGGGCTATAGCACGGTTGGCTACGGGGGTACTAATGCCCAGGGCAGCAGAAAAATTCTTGCTTACCTTGTTTGAGATGCCCTTGTAGACCGCGAGAAAAGAATGGAGAGTGGGAGTGACCTCATACTTCTCACCCTTCTTCACGAGGAATTCATGGATGCCCATCAGACCGAGACCTAAGCGCCTATTCTTTTCTCTGATGCGCTCTACCTTGCTGTAGGGAAGCTTCGCCCTCAGGGTACCGCACATGAGGAACTTGGTTGCCAGCTCTACCACCTCAGAGAACTCATGGATGCTGTCCACGCGCCCCATATTGATGGAGCCCAGGTTGCACACATCTGAATCGTCAGCACTTGTGACTTCGGTGCAAGCATTCCTTAGGGTTTCATTTTCCTTTTCAAAAAAGTTGAATGAGAATCCCGGTTCAGCTGTACTCAAGGCTTGCTTTACGTTCTGCTTAAATAGGGGGCCAGGGTCCAAGGTCTTAAAGTATTGGAGCAGCCACTCGGTATCATAGTTTACTGAGATGTTGGTCATATCTAGGGGAGCAGGAAAATTGAAGTCCTGTTCTTTTATTTGGGCGTAGTTGAAACCTGTGGTCCCTACGGGCAGGTCTTGCCAGTTCTTTGATTCAAGGAAGAGGGAGATATCAGGGTGCTGCCAGTTGAGCGAGGCATAGATAGCAGAACGACGGCTACCTCCTTGCATAACTCTTCTTCCGATCTCGTTGATCATCTGCATCTTGGGAAGGGGGCCTGAAGCTAGACCGCCGGTGCCTTGTAGGGTTGCGCCTTCCTCACGGTATACAGAATAGTCAATGCCAATGCCACCACCTGTCATCAGGCAGGACTCGGACTTCCAAGAGAGATCAGCCCAGTCTTCGCGCGTGTCTTCTTCTGCTTTCAAGAGGTAGCAGTTGTTGAAGAATTTATTTTGACGGCCAGCATAATAGATGTAGCGCCCACCAGGAATGAACTTGAGATCAGTAATCATCTCTACAAGTTCATCCTTCTCGGACTTGGGCATAAAACCTTGGCACACATCCTCCACCAGAACACGAGCTAGATCACTCCAGGTGGAGCATCCTTCGTGGGCATACTTATGGTTAAAGATATCTTCAGCAAACTTGCTGCGAAATTGAGGGTTCCTATTTGATTTAAAAGACATGTCTCTAGTCCCCGCTTTCGAGGTCTTCGAGGCTCTTTTTAAAGAGGTTTATCTCTTCTTCTTTGAGGGTAATCTTGGACATCTCTACTGTGAGATAATTTTTATATGTTTGTATTGTCTTCAACTGCTCCAAGGCATGCTTGAGCTTAGAGGCTTTCTCCCTGGCAACTGTCTTACTCTTTTGTTTTTGGTATTCTTTTTCTGATACTACGAGTACCTTAGTGATAGGGTTGTAGTGCGGAAATATGAAGTCGAATAAAAAAGGCGAGCGCATCAGTTAGTCCTTCCATTTTTTCAGGCCATTGGGATTTTTGTCAGAAAGTTTTCCCCAGTTGAGCCCATACTCGGCGTCTACTGGGATGGTCATTTTTCTGTTGTGGATTTCGACGGTGACCGTTAGGCATTCTAACACACGCCGTAGAAGTTCAGGGAAATTTTTCTTGGGAATGCTGGCAACTATGGCATCGTGAATCATGGCTTGCAGTTTTACTTCAGGTTCAAGGGTTTGCCAAACTTTCTTAAGACCTTGGGCCATGATGTCCGCCACAACTGATTGAGGGCTAAAGGCAATTGCTTTCCTGAGGGTATTATCTGACCAAGTTCTCTCATAGAAGATGCGGCGGCGGCCTAGGGGGGTGGTGATCTGCTGGTCCTTCTGTATATTTCGGGCTATGCTTTGATGCCAAAGGCGTATGCCGGGAAAGCTATTGAAGAATTTGCGTTGAAACTCTTGGACCAACTTGGTTTCTACTTGGGCTACTGAGGCTAGAGTCCGGGCAGAGCCATAGTAATTTGTACCATGAGTGAGCCGCTTTGCAACGTCTCGGTAAGTAAGCCCCCGATAGAACTCTGAGTCCACACTGACCTTGTTTCCTCCTGTAGGCTCTCCCCTAGTTGAAGGCATACCGAAAACCATTGCTGCCACTTCAGAATGCACATCTGATTTCTCCACTGCTTCTATGTAGTTGGTATCTTCGCTCAGATAGGCGACTGCTCTTGCTTCTGCTCCAGCCAAGTCACAGTATACTAGGTAGTGGTCTGGTTCGGCAATGAATACCTGCCTTAGGTAGGGGTCTATGTTTTGCACATTGGCTGAGTGCCTCAAGGGGTGATCACTGCTAGACCAGCGGCCTGTATCTGTTCCGGCCACATTGTAGCCAGCTGCCCAGCGGTCACCTGCGGCCAAGTCTTTGTTGAGGGTTTGACATTGCTTTTCTAGGTCACGAATACTTAAGATTAGTTTGACGAAGGGACGGGCTAGACGATAGTTCTTACCTATTCTTTCGAGAGCCACACGGTTGCAGGTAACGCTTCTTACACCCGCCTTTGAATGGGTTTGAGTTGGCACCATGAGAGTGACATAAAAGAATTTCTTTAGCTGCACATGGGAGTTAGGGTTTAAGGGGCTGCCGGTCAGGTGCTTAGTGAGATCATCTAAGATTAGGCGGTAACTGTCTATTCTTTTTTGAGCCTCATCAACCAGGAGGGTGCGCGCCTTGGTGTCTATCTTGATACCCCTATTCATCATGGTATGTATGGGATTTAGTAGGGACTTTTCAAACTCGTAGACAGGGCGAACCTCTAACAACTTGGGCTCAAGTATGCCATATAGTTCATGGGTTAGCATGGTGTCCATACCGCAATAGGCGAGATGAAGGTCATGCTGATTCAGGGTTTTAAAGTCGGTAACTATTTTCATGTGGGGCTCAGTTACAAATTAATTCGAGGCGATGATCCATTGAATTGAATAGGAGTTCAGCAACCTCAAGGGTAGCATTTCGCCGCCCGTTTTCCAGGTAGCTTATGTGACATTGGCTTACACCGGAGCGCTGAGATAATTCTAGTTGGGTGATGCCTGTGTCTTTTCTTAGTTGGGCTACTGTCTCACCCCAATCAGATGGCTTATCATATATTTCCATAGGTTCCTCAAGGTTTTGATAAATCTTTTATCATGTCTTCAAGATACCACTTGGCTTTCTTTAGGTCTTGAAGCTGTAGGTTTTTGTCTTGGTGCTTATGCAGGTGGCGACTCACATACTTGATGACGTTGCCTTGTGCATAGGACATAGACCAGGACTTGATATACTCGTTGGTCTCTATGCCTTTAAGGTAGTGCCCTGGACTATTGACTGGGTCCGCACCCCAAATTGGTTTAGGAGTATTGGGTACTTGTTTGCTGCTTGAGTAGGACATTCAATCTTTTCCTGATGAAATCGTTTACACTAGTGGGTTCGCTTATTACTATTAGGGCTCTACGCTTGGTGCTAAATGGATCGAGATCAGCGAGGTCACACACATCCTCAAAGTCAGCACTACTTACGAACCAGCTTATGGCTTCCTGTTTGTCCGGGTCTTGCTCGTGCTTGGTAGCATCCAGTAAGGCTTGATATATGACTGCCCTAAATAGTTTTATCTCACTCATCTTTTTTGTGTTGTTCTTTCTTCTTCTTTTTATTCATAGTTTTCCACGCCGCCTCGTCACAATAGAGGGAGCCCAAGAAGCCAAGCGATTTTTGCATCTCAGGAGAGATAGAATGGTGGAGTAACATAGTATCTTCAACAGGAAGAGCCACAGGAATACCATGATCAGTAAAGTAACTAATGTCATAGATACCGTTGTGAAAAATCTTACTGCAATCTCCCGTAAGAATGTCAAACATAAACTCCCAAAGTATTAGCTCATCTTCTAGGGACCAAGCGTGGTAACCCTCTCGATTTAAATGCCATATTGGTAGCACATAACTACACTGAGGGGAAGGGGAAAAGGAGACACAAGTTATTTGTTTATCCTTTGTTTCCACATCGACAGCAACAAGACCCTTCAAGAGAGGCCTGATTTTTTCTAGGTCTTTAAGGTTGTCTACTATGTTTACTTGGCGCGGCACCCTATCTATGCCTGCCAGGAAACGCTTGGCCTTACTTAGGTCAGCCTTAACGATGGGATGCGAAGAGAAATCTTTAAGTATGGTGGGTATGTCTATGGTGGGAAGCAAAGTATGGGAGCCATAAGAACAAAGGGTGCCACGATAGTCACTCAATCTTAGGCCGGTCAGCAGGGTGAATGGAACCTTGCCGAATGTGACAATGAGATCAGGCTTGAGCAGGTCTATCTCCTCTATTATGTTGAGGACTTTAGGCAGATATTTTTCGTGGATGTAGCCTTCATCGAAACGAGGTAAGTCATTCTTTACAGAGGTGAAGTGCTGCCCTTTAGCGGGAAACATACAGCGAAATAGGTTGCCCTCTAGTTGTAGGTCAGCCAGTTGGAAGATGTGTCTTATCTGTTTGCTTGTTTCAGGCGTAAGATACTTAGGTGCCTCAGCAAGCAGCTCTGGTTTCTCGAAAAGGAAAAGCATGGGGTACCAGCGAGAGGGCCAATACCCCACGCCCTTTCTTATTTAGAGGGGAACAGAGTCAGCTTTTTCAAGCTTCTTCACGGTGACGAAAGGCTTATCGTTGCCCTCAACCAGCTCGTGGGTGACATGTGCAACAGCAGTATTGCCGATGCAGTCATCCAAGAGGTCTGTGTAGGGAGTTCCTACGGCATCAAGGAGAGAGCCGTTGAAGGTGCCGATGAACTTACGCCAGTTCTTCTTGTCTCGTGGCCGGTGTTGAAGCCACATACGAAGAGGAAAATTGTTCTCGGTGTCTTGCATATCTTGATCATCGAGAGGTTCCTCCACACGCAGGCTTACTTCATGCATATTGTTACCTGCCTTAGATACCTTGGGCTCATACTGGGTAAGCTTTACAAGGTACTTTCCTTCAGGGTATGCACGATAGACTGGTGCTTCTTCGAGGCCGTCTTGGGTAGGGTCGAAAACTTCTGAGTCACTCATAGTATTTGTCCTTTGTGATTACGGTTTATGATTGGTTCGATTTCTTAATTTTGAGGAACATCTCCGCATAGTCGAGCGGATGTTCGGCGTCAACTGCTTTGGGTGCTGAACACTTCAAAGCCATAAATGAGTCGGACTTAGTTCTAACAATGGGAACCGACTCCCTTCCCATCCGCTGACTATCAAGACGCCACAAGTTATTGAAGTAGCGCCCGATAGACTTGGATACTGCTTGGCCTATGGTCTGGGGATAACCCTTCATGAGGCCTTGTTCGTTCTCGATTGTCTGTATGTGTGTATTAACGATGACATTACATTTTACTTGGGGACCAGTCAAGAATTGAATTACACGTTTTAATTCTTGTCCGGCATCAAAGTATTTCATGCGGCCATCAGTCTTCTTGCTGTGAGCATGTAAGCACTCACCGTAAAGACTTAGTGAATCTATGACTATTACTCGGTCAGTAGACCACTCAGTGATAGGCCCCAATTCCTCGCCCTCAAATTTCCAATTCTTGAGAAGGCTAGAAACAAGTAGGGGTGTCTTAGAGTCTTCCACATTGAAGCTATTGTAGTAGAGGTTGCCGAGCTTAGGCTTTTCTACATAGCTATTAAGGATGTCTAGGCCATTATCAAAATCTAAGATGGCCACCGTATAGTCTGCGTTAAGTAGGGAAGCTAGAGCGCCTGTCTTACCTGTGCCGGGTTCACCACACACTAGGGCTTTAACTCGTTGGTCTCTTGGATGGTCTTTAAAGTTAGGCATTATGGTTTTCCTCTTGGAGTTTATATTGGTCGCAAAACTGTGAGACTGGACACCAGTAGCGACAGCGGAGTGATACCCCAGGTCGGTGCTGGATGTCAAGCCCTTTCTTTTGGGCAAAATCGCTGGCCTCAAATTCGGAGGCAAAAACACGGGTCGCTCTTGATCCTCCTGGTTTGATCGTTGCCCATTTGTCACCTCGGTGCCAGCGTTCTTCGTCGGTACACAAGGGTAGTTTCTTTATGGCCGCTTGATGCTTATCTATTTGGTTTGATATCCACTCTCTGATTTGCTCGTGTGACCACATGGTAGGGATCACTTCAAGTACGGGGACATGAGGATAATCTAGGCTGCTCTCGCGGCGTGAGGGTGCAAAGTCTATCAGGAATACTACAACTTTCATGTGTTCTACTGGGTGTTCAGGATGGTTCTCTTCCCATAAGAATTTGTATATGTTTAGTTGTATCTCCCAGTCTCTAAATTCCT